AGCCAAAATTTCAGGTGACGCGAACGTCAACACGATTCCGCTGTCATCAGTGACGATTTCGCCATTCATACTGATGCCAGTAGTGCAGTGACCAATAACGGCACAAGCAAACTTGACGGTATCCATGCCCGCCTTGGTTTCATCACCAGCGTTTTTGCGCCACGCCTTCAACTGATTCTGCGTGATGTTTGGCGAGACGCGGATGGATACACCATGGCGCTCTGGAACTTCAATGAATACATCTGGTCGCTTAACACTCTTGCTAATGACAGCCTTCAACGCAGACAGCACGTTGTTTGACGGGTCAGAAGCAGCGTCGTCCGACAGGTTGCTAACGAGGTTGTATGAGGTTTCTTCCATGCAGCGAGACTAGCACGATGGCTATTACGAGCAGGTGCAACTTGTGAAAAAATCAGGCAGAAGTTGCTGGAACCGAAACAGTTGAAATGCTGAAGGTAAGAGCAAACGTTGCTGGGGTGCCCGAGGAGGCATCGCCTTCACCTTCGCTCAACCCAACAAGGAGAGCCTTGGAGTAGAAGCGGTCAGCGCCAGGGACATTAAGGTCACAGTCAAATACCTGAACAGTAATATCGTAATAGATACGACCGACAAGTTGACGCAAATCCTGTAGTTTGGCGAGGAATACACCGTCGTACGAGACGTAGCCAGTTACGGTGATGTCACCAATTTCCGCTGGAGCACAGAGTGTTTCGGGGAACAGCGACTTGCCGTGGTAGACCTTTTCCACAGAGGCAGAGATTTCTCCGCCCGATACCTGCGTAAAGTAGTCGGGGAAGAGTTGCCCTGTTCCAGACACGCTGGGGGAAATCTTCGCCACAATCTGGCGTTGTGCTGCGAGTTTACGCATTGAATCAGGCATTGTTCCTCCGTTATACCAGAGCCGTTGTCAGGTTTGACTTGATGATGTTGACTGTAATCTTGTCGCCAATGCTGGAGACACGAATACCGACCTGAGCCTTGACAAGACCACTTTCCAGTTGGCTTGCAGGGTTCAGAGTGTCATCAACCTTGATGGTGTAGCCATAGTCAAGGCGCTTGCCAGTCGGCGAGAAACCTTCGTACAGACCACCAGCGATGCGGACTGGCTCAAGAACCGACTGCAAAGCAGCGGTGATGTCGGCGTAGATTGTCTTACGACCATCAATTGTTGAGAAAACAAGTGGCTCAAGCGCAATATTTGCTTGATTGACCACGTAGTTAATTGTTTCGCGAGCGGTGATAAAGCGCCACTGTGCTTCGCGAGCGGCGCTTGTGCTCGTCGCAGTACCAGCATGTGAACGTGCTCCATAGATTCGCACATCGTTGGAGATGATACGAATTGGGTTAACACGAGCGGCATCAAGTTCGTCGCCATCGTCCTTGCTCAAGGCTGTGGCGACACCAGTGACGAAACGTGCGTTAGAGTCAACACCAGCGTATGCCTTCCATGGACCCGTTGAGTTATGGGTCTTGGAGCGCACGGCAGCGACGTAGGCTTCTGGGGATGCACTGAGTGTAACGCCAGTACCCGAAGGGAAAGTCACCCATGGGAAGAACATGGCAACATTCTCATGTCCAGTGTCGTCTGACGCTCCGTATGATTCAGAGTTTGAAATAGCGTCGCCCTTGCTTGCGCCCTTTGCGAAAGAAAGCAACGCAATACGGTTCTGACTGACAGCATGTGTCCGCAGTGCGTCGTAAAGGTTTGAATCGCTGCCAGTTGCAAAACCTGGTGCAGCGACACACCCACCACCGAGTTCTTCGGTGAATGCAGCAAGAGCGGCAGTAATTCCAGCAACAGCGACTGCTGCAGCCTCACTTCCACCACTTAACGCGTAGGTGCCTGCGCCAAGAGCATTGGTGTCGTCGGTTCCTGCGGCAAGTGCCACCTGAACGTAACGTTTTGCGGCGGTGCTGTTCTCAAACCATTCAATCGCTTCAGCAATTGTGGTTAGGTTGGACTTGCTAGCAATAACGGTGTTTTCTGCACCGTACTGAACTTCAATGCTGAAGACGCCAGAACCAGACGAAACAACTACCTGAACATCATTGCCCCACTCGCCACTTCCAGCAGCAGAGACAGTGATTCCTTCGGTTGATTCGGTTGCATCCTCAACGAGGACAGTCGCAGTACCCCATGTGGTCATTGCTGCGCGCGAGACGTAGCAGTTTGCTCCACCTTCTTCAAAGAAGATGCGCACAGCGTTATAGGTGTGCTTGTCTGCTTCGTAGCCACCAAATTCAGTGACGTATTCGTCAAGATTGGTAACGAGGACAGCGTTATTCTGCTTTCCGCGCTCAGTTTCACCAACAACAAAGAATGTTGAATCTGGTGCAACGCCAGTTACTGCTGGTCCTGTACGTACTGCGGTTGTAATCTGTACACCGGGCATTCGCCATCCTCCGTGCTAATTGAAACCTTGATTTAGATATCCTCAGCGAGTATACCTAAATCATTGCTCGTCTTCAGGAAGTATTGCTTCGGCTGGAGCCTCTTCAATAACTTCAGTATTTGACGCTTCTGGTAATTGTACTTCAACTTCCTGCTCTTGCTCAGGAGTTTCTTCTGTAATTTTCTTGGAACGGCTTGAGCGCGTTTTTGGAGCAGGGGTTTCTTCTACGACTTCTGCTGGCGCACTGGACGGAATGTTCTCTGCCCTTTCTCCAAGGACAACTACGAGTTTCTGATTAATGAGACCTTCAAGAATCTGATTATCGGCAACCCAGAGGCTCTTATTGGGCTTCAGGTATGTTCCGTGCGTGTCGCAAATAATCGGATGCTGCTGTGAGTTCCATACTTTTTTCTCAGGCATCATGTTCCTCGCATGTTGTAAAAATCAGCGTCAATTGCATTTAGCCCTGCAATTGGTTGACGGTAAATAAGTTCGTTTAGATACAAATCATACCCCACGTAAGCACCTGCGAGCACACGGTCACCCTTAATCAGGGTCAAGTCTGAAAACTCTTCGCGTACTGTGCTTTCGTCAAGCATGACGTCTACCGTGGGTTCACTTAGCCCCTTCATGCACGGCGAATCCAACAACGATGAGCGGACAACGGTTGACAACCTGTCACGCATCAAGGTGACCGCTTCCGAACCTTCGGTTTTAGCCCAGATATAAGTGCGCATGGAGTAAGAGACGCGATACAAGGGGTCTCCTGCTCCGTAGTTCAAAAGCCTGTCAAAAGAATTCGTGGAGATGACAACGGTGATAAGCGTCGGCCAGTGGTCTAATGCGATTGGCTCGTATACGAGGTACTTTTCGGGGTCTGGCAGCGTGTAGTCATCCACATTCCACGCATTGCGGTAGCGGGTGAGCCGAGTTGGGATGTCATATTCAAGATAGTCATTGACAACTTTTTTGGCGAAATGTGCGCCAAACATGACGACATCTTGTTCATTAGGCATTATGCACCACCAAAGAATCTGCGAGCGCCACGACCATCAGACCCGACAATATGCTTAGCAGCCTTATCCGCCAGTTCTCGTGCGAACATGGGGGGCTCAAAAACAATCTGCCGTTTTGCCATTCTGGTAGTGCCGTACTGGTGAAATTTAGCATATTCAATCTTGGTTCCGAATGTCGCATTCGTTGGATTTATCTCATTTGGCGCACCATTGAGGCTCGTTAGGTCGCGAAATAGTTTTCCAGTCTGCTGCATTATTGGCATTCCGGGGAACCGAGTCGCCTTCCATGCCGAATAACGCGCTGAAAGTGGTGACCATCCACCTACTGGCAAACCGCTAGTGGTGAAGTTCTCTGCATTTGCTCGCGCCAGATAGCGTTTTGCCCATTGAAAAACAACTGTGAAGTCTTGGCTTCGTACAATCATGCCATCCAGATACTCAATAGCATCATCGGCATCGCAGTCAATCTTGATGCGAATCAAGCGACTCGGCTCCTACGCCACCGTTTTACAGCAAGTAGTTCCTTCTCAAGGAAACCAGTCTCAAGTGGGGCAACGTTGCGCGTCTCCAAATCCTTAATGCCGACAACATCATCATGCATATTCTGCATTTCCCTTGTCGCGGCACGCAAAAGCATTAGTTTGAAGACTTTAATCCCTTCACCAGCGAGACCAGCGGTATAGGAAACGGTGATGACATCATTTGCGAAGCCACGGAAAACATCAATACCGTAACGGCGCACGACATAATCAATTCCATCAGTAAGGGTTGCTGCAGTCGTTGAACCCTGTTGACGCAGTGTTACTTCTTCAACCTCAATAACTGGAGAGTTACGCAAATAGACAGTTTGTGGTGGTTGCATGTAAGAAACCATACTTACCGTATCGGTTGACGCAGATGACTCATTCGTAAAGAACGAGGACATGGGTACGCCTGTATGGTTTGACTCAAGAACGTACGTTTCCTCAAAAACTGTAGGTTCTACAGGTCGGCGAAGATACGACTCAAGTTCACTTTGAAGACCCTCAAGTACAAACTCAGCAGCCTCTTCCTGACGGTTGCTGAATCGGATATCCATGTACTTGGAGAGGTCAGATACGGATACCAGCATGGCTGGTCACCTCCCTATCGTGTTGGCGGACGATTTGCTCGCTCACGCCTTGTGCGACGGTTTGCCTCTACCCGCCGAGCAACGTTGCGGACTCCACGACGAAGCCGTGTTAGAAATCCTGCACGCCGCTCACCGCCAGCAGGTGCCGCTCCTCCAGCACCACGTGGGGCACGAGCGGCGCGCCCTCCAGCAGAGCGTGCAGCCCGACCAGCAGCAGCAGCCCGTGCTCCACCGCGCTCGGCTCGCTGCGCTGCGCGCCTACCAGCCAGAAGTTCACGCTGACGACGACGGTAATACCGAGCGTTGCCGGGAACGTTACGACCATTGACTCGCCGTGGACGACGAATGAAGCGCGCGCGGCGCACAACGTCACCACGGGTGTCAACGTCAGTTAAAAATTCAACATCTTCTGTCAGATTGCTTGTGGGCATCAGCCAGTCCTCCAAATGCGAGACTGACCAACATTACCACAATTAATTTGTCCAATAAATCATCTATCAGCATTAGGTGGGCGTTCAATAACCTGATTATCTAATTCGCCTTTACTCGGTGCCTCTACAGGAACCCACGCTTTTGAGTACTGATGCTGTGGAATTTTCCGTTGCTTAAGGAGCCCCCCAGTAAGCATCAGGTCAAATTCGTCAGCGGACATATTCAGCATGTCGGCGATTTCGTCTGCGCTGTACTTGTCCGATACGACAAGTGTTCTGATTAATTTACTGAACGGCTTTGCAAAGATAGTTCCACGGGCACGGTTGAGGCGCACATGCATAATCATTGCGTCAACGTTGTCAATGTCAACAATAATAACTGGAACTTTCTTTCCATATTTCTTAGCGAAATCAGGACTCTGCGCAGTAACCCACCTATGGAAACCATCAATTATGTGGCTGGTTGATTTCTGTACAATGATTGGCTGAAGCCACCCATAATCATTCATGGACTCCGCGAGAAGCAACATGTCAGGCTTTAGTACATAGTTGACACGCCATGGGGCAGGCTTGATGGAATTTAAGGGCATTTCGGAGTAATTCATTTGTAATCATCCAGACTATCAAGGTCATTTTGGTCTTGTTCCTGCTGTGCAGCAAGTGTTCTTAGCGTGTGTGCGCGCGTCTTCGGTCCGACAGGGTTTGGCGAAGTAACTTGGAACTCATTCAACAGGAGCGTACGAATGAGAGAGTCAAGCGGATAGCCGAATTTGTCTGTCGCCTGCTTCTTCCTAAACTCGCCAGCAAATTTCATTGCCGCTCCCTGCATACCCGGCGTAAGCATGTTGTCGTCAATACATTGACGCACACCCTCCCAACCGTCTTCAACATATTGGGCAATTAGTGCCTCAATGTTGAATTCACTCCACCAGCGGCGTTGTGCGTCAATATGCGGATAGCACTCGTAGAGCCTGTCAAAAAACTCGGGCTCTGTTGCCACAACATCCCCGATGCGACGCGACGCAACAGCATGTAACGGAATTCCAACACGGGTATTGCTTCCAGTAATCGCTGCAAGGTCGTAGTATTCGCAATACTCTCCGCCGTGCTCCTCGGTAATAAACTTGAGCACATCATCTGTCGTCCAGTCGTAAATCACTTTTGCGAACCGAAGTGGCACAGACTTTTTCATCCTGAACGGAATGTTGATGTAATTCTCGTGCAATTTTTGAACGCACGAGCGATAACGAATCATTGATTCGTTTGCACGTACGCCAGTAATGAATGCTGTTCTACCGCGCTTACCTTGCATGGTATAGAAGTCAATTGTCTCAGGAATTGGGCGAGATGGGTCAATCCCAAAATGCTCAGCACGAATAGCAAATGGTGGCATTTCTCGTATAAGCATGTCTCTCTTGGCTCGCTCTGGAGACCAGAGCAGGCAGTATTCACGCCTGCCGAGAACCCATACTTCCTGTCCGACTGGAAGGCAGTACCACTCCATGTCAACCCAGTCATAGTCACGAACTTTCATAATGAAGTCAATAACTAGTGGGCTTACCATTTCCTCATCACGGAAAATAACCTTGACTGGTCCGAGGTTACGTTCCTCGTGAATTTCCTTTGCGAGATAAAGGACTGCAGTTGAGTCCTTGCCCCCAGAGAATTGAACGCAAACGGTGTCAAACGTATCGTAGACGTGACGCATGCGCTCGCGTGCAGCATCTACGCACGAAATATCAAGGAACATTCGCTGCCGTGTCATGAGAACGAAAGAATGTCCTCTTCGGATAGGTTTTCAAATTCCCATCGTCCATCAAGCGCAGCCCACAAGGCACCATCAATCGGTGTCGGCTCAAGGTCATACGAGGTCATCATTGAACGGTGCTTTTCAATGGCGCGACGGAGGAAGTCAACAGCCTTCAAACGCTCGTCAACGGCTTCACCACCAATAGCAATCATTCGCGTTACTTCATCAAGCCTGTTGGTCACATGGAACTTAAAGCGTTCAATCTTTTTGCGACGAGCCTCAAACTCTGCTGTTGCTTCAGCAATAAGTTTTACACCGTCTGAGCCAAGAGCCTTAAACGTCTTGATTTGCTCCTGCTCGTAGGTATAGATACTTCCAAGTTGGTCATTGAGGTTTGTCTCTAGTGTTTTTAGCGCACGCTGCCACCGACTCCAGTTCTCGGGGAGTTGAAGGTATTCCTTCTGTGGTTGCGTTGCGCGGTTCTTTACATCTTCCGCCACTACGCGGGCGAATGTATCGTCATTCATTTTTTTCTCCAGTATGGGCATATTGATTTAAATGAACACCAATCGCACAATCTGGATGGCTTGTACTCAAACTCTCCAGTTGCACATCGGTCTTCAATGTTTGTTCTAACTTCCAACACCGTGTCGTAGACATTTTGAATGTCTTCTGATGTTGGTGATTTATGGAGCCGCTCACCATCCTTGATGTAAAGCAACTCCACAGAATCTATTGGTTTTGACAGTTGTTCTTGGAGAACCACCCCATAGAGCAACAACTGGAAAAACTTGTCGCCAGAGTAACGTGGCTTCGGTGTCTTCCCAGTCTTGTAGTCACCAATTACGATTGCGTCATCAAGCAGGTGCCATCGGTCAATAAATCCTTTGACCCGAACACCATTGACATCATGGTTTATTTCGTGTTCCAGTCCGTCAAATTCACGCTGAGTTGGGTCTTCCATAGAGAATAATTTCTCTACGCACCACCACGAGTTCCAGCGGAAGCGACGAATTGCTTCAGGCGTCTTCGCTACTAGCGATGCTCGTTCTTCATACTCAACCCAAATATTGGCAGCAAGCATTCGGGCTGTCGCCAACGTTCGCGTAGATGCTTCAGCCTTGTACAAATTCTCAAGTATGTCGTGGACAAAGTTACCCATGAGAGACGCCTCAGTTGGGGGCTCTGGTAAACCGTCAATACGTGAGTACTTGTACCTCAACGGACATTGCTGAAACGTTGATATTGAGGATGCCGAAAGATGCGGAGGAGGGACTAACTCACTCACTGACTGAATCGTTCACCGTGATGCCGCCGAATTCAATTCGGACACATTCTGCAATAAGTGCTTGAAGTTCATTATCGGTGAACTCATGTGGCTTGGGCGTGGGGCGACCACTGCTGTACTTGCTCCAAAAGGTTTTTACTTCTCCCTTTTGCTCAGGTGAGAACTTGTCCAAGAATGTCTTGAACTTTGGGTACATATCGCTCACCTGTGGAGCCGATGCTGCCGCCTCTTCCGCCTCATCAAGACTGAGAGCCTCCTCGCTTCGCGCAAGATAGAGACCCACCCCAAACTGCTGTGCCGCCTTCTTTAGTGCGTCAGAAACTGCACCCTTAAACTCGTCGCCCAAGTCAACAATGTCACCCTGCTTGGTGCGCTTAATCTTTTGACCACCATAGCCGTCCTTGGAGATGCTTACGAATCGGTCACCATGCGTGTATGCGGTAATGCGCACGCACGCAACGATGAAGTCTGGGTCATGGGCATCGCGCTCACACTTGATGATTTCACTACTCCACCCGTCAATCCCGAAAACCTTGTTCATGCGTGTGATGACTTCACTGACAGGAATGTACGTGAGTGACGCGCCACCCTTTTTGAGCACCTTTTCAACCTCGGGGGCAAATGGTTCGGAAAGGTCTTTTGACATTTGCGCCGCACGCTGTGCGTGACGCTTCTCTTCCCGCTCACGCTCTTCGCGCCACTCGCTATGCATTGACGCTACTGAGTCTGCCGTTTCCACTTCTTGCACAATCGTGTCCAAGACTGCATCCTGAGTTGCTTTCTTCGCTGTTGCCATGTCTATTACTTTGCCTTTCGTACAATGATGTTTGTTTTGTATTCGCCAACTTCGCAGAACTTATCTGCGTTAATGCCGATTTTTGAGAGTTCCTTGACTCGCCAGTACGAGGGTTGAACAAAATCCAACACCTTTGCGATGAGTTCTTCGGGAGACATCATCACTTCGCCAGTATCCATATCAATTGATTCAGATACGAGACGACGTGCAACTTCTGCAATCAGTTTGGGATGTTCCCACTGTTTCCTGTCAGATGCTGTGCGCACTTCAATGCGGTTCTCGCCGTATGCCATATCTTCAACTTGGGCTTCTTGGAAAAGCCGTGTTGCGCGAGCAGAGTACGTGGAATAGACATCGCCGAATGCACCCTTGAGGGAATGCAGTTCAATGAGTGTTGAACCGACCTCATCAATGGGGGGATTGTCTCCCGTGAACTCATTCAACTTCGCGTCTACTTCAATCAACAGTTTGTTTAGATTCGCCAACAAGGCGTTTAGTTCAGTCACTTTATCCTCTCGGTAAGTCGTAGTTAGGTTTACGTCAGATGACGATAGCAGCACGACGTCGCTGTGGCAAACCCAAACCAGCAAGAAATGTGAATGCCCCAACCACGGAGTCCACTTGGTCGTCGTGGTTACATGCTTCGGGGAAGGATGCCATCTCATCCAAGAAGTCAGTAATCCATGCCCCACGCACTAAGCGAACGTTTCCATTTGCAACGGCAGCAGCGAACGGACGTGCTCGCGTAAGTTTATCCCCCGAGGCACGGAGTCCCACTAGGTCGTACCCAGGAACCACGTATCGTGCATATTGGTCAATTAACGCTTTGCCAGAAGAACCAGGCTCCTGCTCAATCCGAATAGCCACAGTTTTTCCATCTTCAGCAGCAGTTTGTGCGATTAACTGCTCCACTTTGTCCCCTCGTGCCCTCACTTTACGAACATCAAGGACGTAGGCGACACCTTGGTCAAAGAGCATCAGGGTTCCGACTGTCCAGTCGGGGTCAAGATTCCCCGAATGGGGCTCGGTAGCCGCCAAGTCCCAGAAACGTACAGCCCGAGCCGACGAGGTCACGATTGGGACTTCATGCTGGTCAATTATGACGAAATCGTTACGGTCAAACAGGGTTCCGAGGGAGGTTGACCACCAGTCACCTTTTTCCAGTCGGTTTCGTTCAACGGGGTCTAGTGCCTGAAGAGCCATCCTGTAGGAGTCGGCGTCAATGCCAGGGTTGTCCTTCAGGAGCGATGGGACGAAGATTCTCCCAGTTTCCTTGCCTTCTACAATAAATCGCTGACGAACCCAGTTGGGAGCAGGGTTAGAGGCGGCACGCATGCGGAGTGGCACTTGTGAAAGCGGACCGCTGGCGGGTCGGCGCAGACGAGAGAAAAGGTATCGGTAGTCAGATTCACGAATTTCCGTCACTTCGTCCATTCCGATAAACTGAAACTCTGAACCTTTATAGCGTAAATAGTCATTAGTATTATTTAAATAGCCAAATGAAATACGTGCCCCAGATGGGAAGGTTGCAACGTAACTATTTGCGTTCCAGTGGATATCCTCCTCCCCGCCAATCCAGTCCTTGAATCTGTCCATAAGGGCGCCCGGAAGCGAGAGGTCTGCGTACGTGCGACGGAACAGGATTGCGGAATAGTTGGGCACATCCACGTACTGCATCGCAGACATAAGCAATGCTGAAGACTTGCCTCCGCCTGCTGCTCCACCAAACAAAGCCTCAAGTGCGTTGGTGCGCAAGAACACGCGCTGCGTTAGCGACGGCTCCTCTGGGCAATATGGCGAGGGTCGTGGCGTTAAATACTCAAGAACTTTGTTCCAGTCCGTCATTACTCCACCATGATAGGCACTCTCAGTGCTGTATTATTGCAGAGTACTGCGCTAAGGTGACGCCTGCATGAAACTAAAACAATTCCTACGTGCCCGTATGACTAGGGCAAATGCTGCACATTCTCTGATGATTTCTTTTGTAATCTGTACATCAGCAGGTATTGCAATTATAGTACCACCCGTAGGGCTAATTTCCTTAGGGGTCTGTTCTGGTTTGTACGGATTTTTGTTGGGACGTGACTAATGGGTTGGAACTCAAGTAATAAAGACTTATCACCAAGTAGCGAGAAGTCAGTACTGAATGCAGGCGCTCCTGTCGCCTTCAACCCCAGCATGGTCAACAAGCCCTACAAAGACCATTGGGACATTGAGCGCGCTTACCGTGAAGGAACTCAGAAAGTTACTTGGGTGTTCCGTTGCATTGACGCCATTGCAGGAAACCAAGCACGCCTCCCAATCATTCTCCGCAAAGACAACTCCCCCTCTGGCGAAATCGTTAAATCCAAAAACCCTCTCCTTGACATTTTTAATACGAAGTCAAATGAAGGAGAAAACTCATTCATTTTCCGCTACAGGCTTTCGTCTCAACTATTGATGAGTAGCCGTGGCGTGTTCGTTGAGAAGGTGCGTGGACGTAACGGGCAAATCATCGCACTCCACCTGCTTCCACCCCAACACACAGCCCCAATCCCTCATCCGCGCAATTTTATTTCTGGATATGAAGTTGACATGCGCAATGGCACAAAGGTCACCCTCAAGCCAGACGATGTTGTATGGATACGCAGACCTCACCCGCTTGACCCGTACCTCTCCATCACACCGATGGAATCCGCTGGCATTGCTATTGAACTTGAAAACCTCTCCAAGTTGTACAACCGCAACTATCTCCTGAATGATGGTCGCCCCGGCGGACTCCTTGTTGTACGTGGTGAAATGGAAGACGACGACAAGGAAGAACTGCGCAATCGTTTTCGTGGAAACCTAAGCCGCACGGGGGCAACAACCGTTATCTCGTCTGATGATGGTGTTGATTTTGTAGATACATCCGCTTCCCCACGCGACGCCGCATACACACAGATGCGCCAAATCCAAAAAGAAGAAATCCTTGCGGCTTTTGGTGTTCCTGAATCAGTCATCGGAAACGCCGCAGGACGAACATTTTCCAATGCTTCAGAAGAACTTCGCGTCTTCTGGATGGAAACAATGCTTCCCCACCTTGAGCCTCTGGCGAGGGCTTTTGATGAACTAGATGAAAAGTACTACGTAGATTTTGATACGAGCAGCGTACCCATCTTGATTATCGCCAAGCAAGAGCGCGAGCGTTACCTTATGGATGAGTTCCAGCAGGGTCTCATCAGCATCAACGAATATCGCGATGGGACTGGCAAGAAAAAGGTTGATTCAGAGTTGGCAGACAGCCTGCTCTCCAACCCGAACCTCACCCCTGTTGCCAACACAGAAAAACCATTCAAGACTGAAGAACAGCAACCAGTTGACATGGTTGGCGTGCCGCAGGATGCGACTGGGCAAATGCAAATGCCACAGCAAGGCTTGCCGCAGCAATCGCCCCCAGCACCTGAGGGCGTTCCAGCCCCTGAGGCAGCACCAGTTAGCCCTGAAACAACAGCAGCGCCATTACCAGAAGGTCAGATGTCTGCAGAAGTCGGCGGGTTCCATGTTAAGTCGGCGGACATTAGTTATACCTACGACGACTATGACACTAAAGCGGAGCAAGATGCCGATAGGTGGACAGAGATTCTGGATAGAGCACTTGAACGAATGTTTGAACGCCAGCAGCGAGTAGTCCTTGAAAAGGCAACAGGCTCAAAGGCTCGCAAAGCAATATCTTCCAAGAAACTTGAGACCGAAATAGTCTTTGATGAAGAGACTTGGAACAAGCAACTTGAAGATGACATGCGTCCTGTCCTGAAAGCAATCGCAATGGAAAGCGTCGCCTCATCTGCACAGCAGGCAAATATGCCAGCCGATGTTGAGGAAGCCGACATTGAGAAGACTGTTGATGAACAAATTGAGCGCATGAAGAAGTCAAATAGCACGACAAAAGAAGAGATTGCTGCTGCAATTCTGATTGCCATGGCTCTCGGCGACGACGAGGACAGAATTGGTCTTCTACGTGCTGCTTTGACGGCAATCTTCGTGAATCTACTTGGCAAGCGCAAGCGCGTAATTGCTGAACTTGAGGCACAGACTTCACAAAATGCGGGTGTTTATTTCACTGGTAAGCGCTTAGGTGCAACAGATAAGACTTGGGTGACCCGAAAGGACAGTGCGGTACGCGCTGAACACAAGTTGCTCCACGGCAAAACAGTCCCATTGGGTGATGGGTTCATGGTAAACGATACGGTTCTTCGTTTCCCCGGCGACCCGCTCGCTCCACCGAGTTTGACAATCAACTGTCGCTGCAGACTGAGGTTCAATTAAATGATTGAAAAGTTGACAGACGAAACATTTTCCTCCGCAATCAAGTCGGGCGATGTAGTTGTTGATTTCTGGGCTCCATGGTGTGGACCTTGCAAAATGATGGAGCCAGTATTGGTGGATTTGTCGGAAAAGATGACAAACGTCAAGTTTTGCAAAGTAAATATTGACGATTACCCAAAACTACTGTCGTCAAACAACATTATGAGCATCCCTACACTCCTTGTGTTTAAAGACGGGAAACAGGTTGGCTCAATTGTTGGCGCTCTATCTTCAGCAAGCCTCACACAGAAGATAAATAAGTTTACTGAAAGTAGTTGAGCACTTTACGTAAAGGCGCGTAATCTAGTGCAATAGTTGCGTCGTCTGCGTTGTTATTTCGTTTATTGTTGTATCTATCGCGATACATCGGAGCAAGTAAATGTCACAAACACAGCAAACCACTGCTACTGAATTCAAAGCCATTGATAACGGACAAATCAATGTAGATGAGGCTCAGGGTATTGTTGAGTGCTTCGTTGCTGGCATCGGAAACAAAGACTCCGTCGGCGACATTTGTGCACCTGGCTGCTTTACTGAAAGCCTAAAGCGACGCAAGCCTCGCGTTGTATGGGGTCACAACTGGAACGAGCCAATCGGCAAAGTTCTAGATATTTACGAAGTGAACCCCAACGACCCACGCCTGCCAATGAAAATGAAGCGTGCAGGCATCGGCGGTCTTTATGCTCGCGTTCAGTTTAACCTGAAGTCGGAACGAGGCAAGCAGGCATTCCTTGACGTCTCGTTCTTCGGTACAGAGCAAGAATGGTCAATCGGTTACAAAACACTTGACGCAGACTACGACTCACAACGGCAGGCAAACGTTCTCAAAGAAGTTGAACTCTACGAAGTAAGCCCTGTACTCCACGGCGCAAACCAACTTACAGGAACAATTTCAATCAAGGCTGACGAGCCGCTGCGCGACCCCAAGGGTGGTTTAACCGCTGCAGGACGACGTCACTTTAATGAAACTGAAGGCTCAAACCTCAAGCCCGGAGTTAAAGGTCCAGCCGATACGCCAGAAAAGATGCGTCGCAAGGGGTCTTTCCTAACTCGCTTCTTCACTAATCCGAGCGGACCCATGAAGGACGAAAAGGGTGAGCCAACCCGCCTCGCTCTATCTGCTGCCGCATGGGGCGAACCAGTACCACAAAATATGGAAGATGCTGCGACCCTTGCAGCAAAGGGTCGTCGCCTGCTTGACCGCTACAAGAACAGCCAAGATGAAAAGGGTTATGACGTGTCTCCTAACATTTATGACGCCGAAGACTCAGACTCCGATTATTCAGGTCCACGTGGGGAGGACGGCGGAGTGCCAGCAGCAAACCCTGCAATGGGCAGAATGGCGAATATTGCCAAAGCGCTAGCGATGCGTTTTGGTGGCGCTGTGCGTCTGCGTTCAGCCGACAAAAATATGGTCATTTTTGACCACCGCAAAGAAGGCGAAGAGCCTAAGACCATGCGTGTTTCGTACCATTTTGATGGCGACGAATTTATGTTTGGAGAAGCCGTACAGGTCAAGCCACAGATGGTTTACCTCCCTCAAAACGGTGCCGACAGAATCGGTCACCAAGAGGGCGAAAACCCGTTTGAGGAAAACTACGAGATGGACAAAAATCCAATGGTTCCATCAGGCGTCAAGCCCAAGTTTGAATCATGCAAGTGTGGGTGCATGGACGGCAAGCAGTCAGAAGACATGCTTGACATGGAAACCGAAGAAGAAATAAAGGCACCAGTACCTCCCGACGCCATCCCTCAGGAGCGATTCACTGGCGACGTTATGCGTGGCTACGGTCCACGTCGTGGGAACCTAGAGGCACTTTTGCGCTATTGGCGCCCAATCATGCGTCGCGAAGGCGGGTTCCGCCGATGCCGCGTAATTTTGGCAGACCATCCAGAGTTGTACCCGCTCAATAATATTTGTGCTTGGCTTCACCATGAGACAACTGGTCTCTGGCCGAACGAGGGATGCCATCACCCCGGTATGAAGAACTGCCGTCGCAAACTCCGTGGGGTTGTCAATGGCTCTATCTGGAACGACAGCGAGTGGAACGACCGCCTTGGCAAATTGAGAGACGGCAAGTCCATGGATGACATGGACGACATGGACGACCTCAAGATGATGCCCGCTCATCTTATTGAGGAAAAGGCAATGATTTACCTCAAGGAATTCCTTGACAACCAACAGGAATTCGTTAAGTTCATCGGCGAAGAATCAAACTGGGAACATTTTGGCGAGTCGGACGATGAAAAGGGTGGGCGCATGTTTGTTGTCCACGTCCGTCGTGACGATGATGACCATGGGGATTGTGGGTGCGGCTGCGGAGGAGCAGGAGCATGTGGAACCACAAAACCGATGATGGGCATGATGCAAGCAATGTCAGAGTTAGAGAAAACCCTTGAAGAAGACTTTGACATCAAGGCTGGGCGTGTCCTGAATAATCGCAACCTCAAAAAGTTGCAAGATGCCCTAACAATGCTCCAAGAAGTCATCCAGTCTGCTGGTAAGGGTGACGTAGAGGTCAAATACGACGTAGTCACCATTCCTGTAGCAGTTGACGAACTCTTTGCGGTCAAGTCACTTCTTGACCCAGTGATTGAGTATCACAATATCGTTACGCATGTTGACGAAGATGGAATTCATATGACTGGCTTGACAGCGACTGCGGAAGAAGCGATTAATGCCGCAGTTAATGTATACAAGTCTCCAAACAGGTAATATGGAGCAGAAGAATGAGTTATACTTCACAAAACGGATTACCTAAGAATTCAACAAAATACAGTTGCATGGTTTCGGGCGACAAGCGCATGGCACCGTGTTCTGGATGTACAAAACCAAGTGGCTGCTTAACCTCAACCATGCAATACAAGGAGAAAGACGAAATGGCAGATAAGCCAATTGTTCAACTGCTCGCTGATGGCACTATTAAGTGTGCCAAGGGGCTTGATATTGCCGAGTGCGGTTACAAGCCTGGTCAGAAGGTTTGCGGAAAGTGCGGCGCAGCCGCTGAAACCGTAGGCGCAAAGTCGGAAGAGTGGGTAACCGCTGATACCAAGGGTGGGATGTCCCCCATGGAGTCAATGGCATCCGATGTCGCCGATGAGATGGATGACGACCCAATGGCGAAGCGCAAGAAGGCTCGCAAGAAGCGCATGGACACCATGGGCATGAAGTCAGAAGAGTGGGACGACGATTCATTCGTATGCGCATTTGAGCGGAAGATGCTTGCTGGCACATCGCAGGTTTGCGCACAATGCCCAGGCGGTTGCGCTCCAGAGTCGGACATGCCAACCCTTCTTGAAGTTGAAGGCATTGCCGAAGACATGTTCTCTGGCAAGGTTCTTGACTCGGCATATGCCGACGAAACCGACATCTTCATCGTTGACGTACAGCGCAAGGATGGCAAGCCAGTAGAAATTTTCTTTGATGGAACTTCTGGTGAAGTCATGGGCTGGCAC